TGACTGGACAGCTCTGCGTACTACACTGACTGTAACCACAGACGATACAACCTTTAACTATGTGTTGACTGGCTCACAGAACAGGATGAAGCTGTTGGACGTTATCAACGACACCTCAGACTTCTTTATGCAGTACCGCCCTTCTCGCTGGATGGACAACGCTTTCTTGATTGAGACACCTCCTCTAGGGTCTCCACAGTTCTACAGCTTCAACGGTGTTAACGCTGCTGGTGACAACGCTGTGGACATTTACCCCAAGCCTGACGGTGTGTATCAATTAAGGTTTAACGTGGTACTGCGTACAGCAGACTTCATAGAAGATACAGAAACTCTGGCAGTGCCTTCATCACCTGTTGTTCAACTAGCTACAGCACTAGGTGCTAGAGAGCGTGGAGAGACCGGTGGTACAAGTGCAGCAGAGTTGTTTGGTTTAGCTGACAACACATTGTCTGATGCTATTGCTATTGATGCGTCACAACACCCTGAAGAAACTATCTGGTATTCTTAATGGCACAACAACTACAGAACATTACAGTAGCAGCTCCCGGTTTTGCTGGTCTTAACACACAGGACTCTCCAATTAACATTGATCCTTCGTTTGCCTCTATTGCAGACAATTGTGTTATTGACAAGCTAGGCCGCATCGGTGCACGTAAAGGCTGGGAAGCGGTCTCTACTAACGGTGCTTCTGTGTTAGGCAGCAGCCGTGGTATAGAGACTGTATACGAGTTTATTGATAACTCTGGCAATAAGTATGTCATATCAGCAGGTAACAATAAACTTTTTACAGGTACTACCACGTTAACAGACGCTACGCCTGCGGGGTACACGCCTACAGCTAATAACTGGAAAGCTGTTACTTTAAACGACCATGTCTACTTATTCCAAAGAGACCACGAGTACGTGCTAGGTACAGACCATGGTGGTTCGTTTGTACTGGAAGAACATTCAGCACACTCTCACGCAACAGGTACACCACCAGAGGCTAACGAAGTCTTAGCCGCATACGGTCGTCTTTGGGCAGCAGACATTACAGGTAACAAGCACACTGTCTATTGGTCTGATCTACTTAATGGTCATCACTGGACAGGAGGCACATCAGGCTCGTTAGACGTTACTACTGTATGGCCTACAGGCTTTGACGAGATAACGGCCCTAGCGGCCCACAATGGCTTCCTAATCATCTTTGGTAAGAAGTCTATACTCGTGTACTCAGGAGCCTCCTCTCCGGCTTCTATGACGCTTACAGACACCATAGAAGGCGTTGGTTGCATAGCTCGTGACTCAGTACAGCACACAGGCACTGACATACTGTTCTTGTCTGAGACAGGTGTACGTAGTTTTGGCAGGACTATACAAGAGAAGTCCATGCCTATGCGGGACATTAGCAAGAATGTACGAACAGACTTGTTGTCTTTAATACCTTTACAGACTAATCCCATCAAGTCACTGTACAGCTCTGAAGAAGCATTCTACTTGTTAACACTGCCCGACAGCAACACTGTGTACTGCTTTGACATGCGTACTCCGCTGCCTGATGGCTCACAACGAGCTACTACATGGTCAGGTATGTATCCTTTGTCCTTTGCTGTGCTAGAGGGTGGTGAGATATACATAGGTATTTCTTCAGGCATTGTTAAGTACACAGGTTACATAGACGGTGCTAACAAGTACGAGATGCGCTACTTCAGTAACCCTATGGACTTTGGTAACACATCTAATCTGAAGTTCCTAAAGAAGTTTAACTTGACTATCATTGGTGGTCAGAACACACCTACTACTCTGAACTGGGGTTATGACTACACAGCTAACTACACTAAGCAAGCTTTTACATTCGGCTCTAGCAACATTGCTGAGTATGGTATAGCAGAGTACAACACTACAGGCGAGTACACTTCTTCTATTCTTATCAACACACCAAAGGTTAATACCAGCGGTAGTGGTGAGGTAGTAACCATTGGCTTAGAAGCAGAGGTTAACGGTGCTGCTTTTTCAATTCAAAAAATCGACATACACGCTCTACTAGGGAGACTTATCTAAATGTCTAATTACACTAAGACAACTAACTTTGCTACAAAGGATTCTCTCCCTTCAGGCAATGCTGCGAAAATTGTAAGGGGTACAGAGATTGACGCTGAGTTTAATAACATAGCGACAGCAAGTGCTACTAAAGCTAACTCTGCTGATCCTACATTTACTGGTACTGTAACAGCCGCTACCGTAAACGTGACAGGCACACTAACGGCTGACACAATTACTGGAGGGTCTTACTAATGAGTAATGGTTTTTTTACAAGTGGGATGGCAGGTACTACTCCTAACTTTAATCCAGTGCCTAATATACTGACCAACACCAGTCCTAATCCTGTAAACGCTAATGTTTTACAGCAACCTATGGGTACTCAATCTAGTGGTGGTAATCTTTTTGGCAACCTGCTTAACGTAGGTGGTCAGTATTACTTAGGTCAACAAGGTGTTAAAAGTGCTGAAGGTATTGGTCGTCAAGGCATGCAACAAGCTCAAGCATTAGCACAACAAGCTAGACAAGATACTCAGTTTAGACCTTTCACTGTAACCACAGGTACAGGCGTATCACAGACAACTCCTACAGGCGGCTTAGACGTAGGACTAGGCGGTACAGCAGGTGCTCTGGAACAGCAGTTACAAGAGCAAGCAGGAGGTTTGTTTGGTCGTGTAGGTATTGATCCTGCTACAGCACAGCAGGAATACTTTGAACAGATCAGAGGTGTACAACGTCCTGAAGAAGAACGTGCGCGTCTTGCTATGGAAGAGCGTTTGTTAGGGCAGGGTCGTTTAGGTTTGATGACATCACAGTATGGCGGAAGTCCTGAGCAGTTTGCTTTAGCCAAGGCACAGGAAGAAGCACGTAATCAAGCGGCTGTCATGGCTCGTTCACAGGCTTTAGCAGAGCAGCAGCAAGCCTTGCAGATGGGCAGCGGTTTGTTAGGTCAGAGCTACGTACCACAGCAGCAGCAGCTGGATGCACTGACTGCAGCTACTAACATTGCTAACATTGCAGGGACAGGGCAAAGAACGGGTGCTCAGTTAGCATCTCAGTTAGGCTCTCAAGGTTTAGAGAATCTTATCAGAAGCTATGAAAACGTAGGTTTACTTGAGCAGCAAGAGCAAGACACTTTAGCTCGTTTGTTGCTAGGCGGTGCAGGTGGTCAAACAGGAATGCTGTCAAGTTTAGGTGTAGGTGAGAGCAGCACTCCTGACTGGATTAAAGGCATTGGAGATTACTTTGGTTTCGGTGGTGAATCAGGAAGCAGAGACGTAGCTTCTGCTGGCGGGTTGTTTGGTCGTATCTTTGGAGGTGGTTAATAATGGCTATTGATTATTCAGGTTTGCTAACAGGTATCTCTAAAGACCCTAAAGCAGAAGCTGCTGAAATGTTGGCTCAGTCTGCTATTGCACAGAACCCTAACTTATACGCAGGTACACAGTACGCCATGGGTCAAGCCCCTAGACGCGAGGCTGCTATGCGGCAGGCCGTAGGCGGTATGCTAGGTAAAGACCTACGTAGTCCTGCTGAAAGAGCTAGACAAGAACTACAACAGTTGTCCTCCTCTCCTGACTTTAACCCTAGCGAACCTGCACAACAAAAGAAACTACTAGAGCTGGCCCGTGTTGTCAATCCTGTGGAAGCAGTAAAGGTTGCATCTCAAATAGAACAACAAAATGCTTTGCGTAATTCTTTACTTAAAATAGCAAGAGCACAGGGTAACACAGAAATAGAAGAGTTTTTGAAAGCAGGTGGTGATCCTGCTAAAGCTGCTGAAGTATTGTTCCGTAAGAAAAGTCCTGTAGAGCCTAAAAGCTATGTTATGACTCAATCAAAAAAAGATGAGTATTTAAACAGGTGGGGACAGCTCACTGAAGAGCAAAAACTAGCTTCAGGTGCTGCGGTTCCCGGTAAATTCTATGGAATTAATGAAGACTCTACAAAACTTAATCAACTGTTTGCAAGGGCTGAACAAATTTTTGCTACCAACCCTACTAGAGGTGGTCGTCCTGCTGCACTAGAGCAAGCCATAATGGAAACATCGGGAGCTGCACCAGTTATACCTACTATTGGCGGCCCTAGCCCTGTAGAAATACCTGCTGGTGACTTAGCTCCTCTGCCTTCAGGTAGCGATCCTTTTAAAGAGACGGCTAACCTCGTTATAGGAGAGTAATCTTGGCTATAAACTTGCAAGATAGTTTACTTGATACTGTCAAGAAAGCTGTACAAGGAGGCATACTTCTGCCTCAAGATTATGGGTCGGCTATTGCTGCATCCAAAGATGACCCTGAAGTTGTACGGTACTTAGAAAGTCTAATGCCTGAGACTCCAGAGGCTTTGCCTGCGTCTGCTTCTAATGATAGGCGAGAAGAGCTACAGGCTCAACGTGAGCGTGTCCAAGAGCAGCCCGGTGAATCGCCAAAGCCTGTGGATAAAACTAGAGAACCAAGGAAGGAAGCTGAAGTTGTCGAACAAGAGGGTGACATGATTACCCGTGAAGACATCTTAGGTTCTGAGACTTTACGTAGGTATGGTGTCAAGCCCGGTGATCGTTTGATTGATGGTAGGGTTAAGCGTGTGTTCTCTACTAAGGAAGACAGCATTGAGCTAGGCCACCGTGTAACAGCGGAGGACTTAGCTATCTCTCCTCGTCTGCGTGAGCTAGACGCTCAGGTAGGCGATAGGATTGTAAACAAAGCCCTGATACCTGCTAGTCGTGACGATGCTTGGATGCAGCTTCAGTATGGCTTTGACGAGCCTGAGGGGTTTGGCGCTACAGAAAGCTTAGGTGTTTTCTTAGAGTCTCGTATACCTATTGGTGAACTAAGCTTTGACTTTACTGTTAATAACTTTAGAGACTTGGTTGCTCTTCCGTCTACGATGGCAAGCTACAGCTCTCCTGACGAACTATATGGTGAAGGTTTTTCACAAGCTCCTCCTGAGCAGCGTAGGGAAATGATCCTTGCTAAAAAAGAGCGAGACCTTGATGAAGAGTATAGCCAGTACTTTGAACCTAACCCAGACTCTGCCTATAGAACAGCAGGTAACGTATTAGGTCAGCTTTCAGACCCTACTACTTTGCTTCCTGCTGGTCAAACTTACAAAGGCATGGCGGCTATTGGTGGTGCAGTAGCCGGAGGTTCCAGTGTTGCACAAGACCTTGCACTTGAAGGCGACGTTGACTGGACAAAAGCAGCTTTAAGTACAGCCGCTGGTGCTGTGTTGGCTCCTGCTACAGGTAAAATAATTAACGTAGCAGGTACTAAAGTAGCTGACCGTGGTGCTACAAAATTACAGAACAAAGCACAGACTGTAGTTGACAATCATTTTAATTCAGGCGGTACTATTGAAGGTATAAGAGATGCTTGGGTTAAGGCAGGTATAAACCCTCAAGCTTTAGAAGCAGCAGCTACACGTACTGGTAAAAAAATAAAAATACCTAACAAAGCTTCTCGTGCAGAGCAGGCAGTAGAGGAATCTATTACTAGAGATAGTGCGGTATCTCGTCTGTATAGTCCTAAGTTAGATAAAATTTTGGGTTCTATGTCAACGAGAATAGGAAACATTAGTGAGACTATATTAGGGGGCATGCGTAGGTTTGAGTTTGACACGCACACTAAAACTTCTCAGGCATCTAAAGCTGCTGAACCTTTCCTGCGTGAGATGAAAGGACTTGCCGCTGACACCAAGAAGAACATAGCTAAGTATTTATACAACGGTGACTTCAAAGCAGCTAAAAATTTAATGTCAGACACAATGTCTAAAGAGTTTGACAACGTA